TTAAAGCACCCAATGCTTCTGAAGGTAAGAATTCGACTAGCAATGGGGCGGATTTACAGAAGGCAAAAGAGAATGAAGGCTATGATTGAAGCAATGGGCTAGATCAATCCCAGAAAAATACTGGGTGAACTATTTGATTTAGACCCTTACGATAGTCGATCGGCCTAACCTTGACGAATGCATTTCTTAGGGCGGCCGAATCTTCGTTCACAGTCGATGAGTCGCCACCGCCAGCCTCGATCATTAGATGTTGGTCCAATGCGATGCCGACATGGTTGATTGGGTTTCTGTAGAATACAAGTGATCCAAATTTAGGAATACTTGTACGCTCTCCGCCAATCTTTTTAATATGATTACAAAGAACCGCGCTTGAAGCGTCAAATCCATGCGGTAGGACGCCCGAAGCGATAAGAAATTCTATAGCAAGACCCGAGCAATCAAAGCCCTTGATAGGATCATCGCCGCCCCAAAGGTAGGGACGGCCTACAAAACTCATCAGGTAGTCGTATAGAATCTTGTCGCTCATATTTATCCTAAAATGCCCCGCTAGGGGCGGTTAAACTCAATTACCCGATTCTAGCGGCAGATATGTAACCGCTGAAACCACCTGTTCCGGCTACCGTGTACGAACGAACCAATATATTTTTATTTGCGTCTCCACTAGCAATCACAACAACTCTCGGAGCGAAAGTTAGTGAGGTTGCCATGCGAACACCGGTAGCGCCGTCGTCGTAGGCAGATAGGCTGTCGACCGCCCGTATGTTGCTATTAGAACCTTTGACATATAATTTTGCCTGCGAGCCAATGACCCCAGTATTTCCGTCGCTAAAACTTGTCGCAGATACGAGCCAAACTCCGGTAGTTAAGGTTAATGAGACTAAATCAGTCTCTGTGGTTCCTATAAACGTAGTTCCAGCACTTGCGGTTAGTGATTCTCCGACATACCCCGCAGCAATCGATGTTCCAGACGTACTGCCGGGAACAGTTCCGCCGCTAACCAATCCAAGACTTGTGGCCGTCGCCGCGCCGAAGCCGACGGCAATGCCACCTGAGACCTTAACAAAACGCCAAAATGCGTTTGATGATGGCCAGTCAGTTGTTGGCGAATCATCGTTAGCCATGCTGAGATAACGACGAAAATATACTCGTGATGTTGTTGTACTGGGATTCTCCCAAAACACACCAGAATCGCCGTTACCTGTGCTGGATACACTTGTCATCATCAAGTTGCCGCCGACCAAAGCACCTGTCTGAAGCGGGGACCATGAAATTTGGTCCCTTGATACTTCGAGTCGAATCTCATCGCCCACTTGGATTGGAGTCTGCCAAGTTACAGTTTTTGTCCGGTGTCCGGAAAGTGCGCCGCCCATTGCTGCGCCGCCAGGACCATAAGTGGTCGTTGTGTTTCCGGTGTCGGTATCCCACCCAGTTACATAGGCATACTCCACATTATTCTGCCCAACGAAGGTGCCGCTGCCCGCCCACTCGGCGATGGGGACTCGAAAACTCCCAGAGGCAGAAATAGACGTATTGTTAAACGAAAGTTGTGCAGGCTGTAACGAAAGAACACTATCGGCATCAGATTGAAAATAAAGATTAACCCTTGACTGACCCCCAGCAGCTGCGATTATAAGCGGAAATTCGGTGTTAGCCGAACCGTTATAGATATAACCATTGCCGACCTTGCTAATCCCAGTCGAGATACCTGACAATGCAGTAGCATTAATAGTCAATCCCGCTGGTAGAGCAATTCGAATAGCTCCAACTGCCGCTGTTCCTGCCGAGGTTTGTTCATATTCAAAAGTAGCGTTTAGCCATTCGCCATCTCGATAATATGAAAATTTATCTGTACTGGTAGCGCCTTTTACAGGATTTGTTGTTGCTGCAATAAATGGTACTGGGATTGTGACTGTAGGCCCAACCACCGCGCCCTGCGTAATCACTCCCGGTCCAACAATTACGTCAGAAATCACAATACCTGCATCAGTCGCCATATCCGTTGTAGCGCGGATAACTAGCGAGAGGGCTGCAGTCGATCCAGAATCAAACGAAGTAATAAACTCGCCGTCAGCGGCAGGAATAGCAGTAGTGACAGGAGTATGAAGTGCTGTAGTACGGTCTGCTTGCGTTGTAATGACTACAGCTAAATCACCCGCGACATAACTTCCAGTCTGCTTTTGTGACCACTGAATTTTAAGTTTCTTGTTTAGGTCTACGTCGTCCAGAGTGAAATCGTAGTAGACATAATCCGCTACCGACTGCGTGTTAGCATCGGCAGTGATTTTGATGCCGCTTGCTGTTGTGTATTCCCGCGGCAATTCACTTGCAGTCGTCGTCCGAGCTACGTCTAAATCGCCGACCTGACTCCAGCCAGTGATTGCTGACGCCGCAGATGGGTTAGTGATGTATGTCTTCTCGCCCGATCCGCCACCAGCATCGCCCCAAGCAGGAGATCCGGATACAACTTTTAACTGCTGGCCTTCAGTGCCAACGGGGAGTCTGACGTTATCGGTGCCGTCATGATAAATCAAATCGCCTGTTGTTGTAGTAGGGGCTAAAGCATCAAATGCTGCAGTAGCTCCAGTCTGACCAGTACCGCCATTGGCAATCGGGAGCGCTCCGCTAACTTCTGAAGCCATATCAATCGGCAAAACTGGGATAGTGCCAGTCTCGTCTTGCATCGTGTAAGTGCGTGATGCGGTATTGTTGATGTCGATAGTTGCAGTTGTTCCGGTTGTTGCTCCGGTCAAATCGAATTCAACCTTCTTAGTCGCGTCGGCTGCATCGGACTCAGGGATAGCGTTACGCCATGCCCCGCCAACGTAGTATCTTATTTTTTCGGTAGTAGTGTTTAGATATGTATCGCCATCCTCAGCCGATCCGTTAGCTGACACAAAGGCCGCGTCGTCTGGGTACTCATTAATAGAAGTTGTCGATGACTGAATACCTAAATCCGTAGGCGCTCCGACGTCAGTACCTTCTGCGAATTCTAATTTCTTTACGTTAGACATTATTATAACCCCAGTAAATCGACGGCCTCGACGGCGGTCTTTTGTGCAGTCTTATCTAGTGTAACAATCTTAACCGACTGAGACGTAGTTGACCCAAGTACAATATTATTATCTAATAATACTTCGCTTCCAAGTTCCGAGTCGATATCCTGGCTCGCAGTCTCGAAACTATATTTTGCTAGGCGACTGGACTTTAGATTCATCCGCTTAGTTGCTAGACTGGATGCGCTAAAGTCAGAGAGAACATGCCTAAATCTGTCGGTATTTGAGATATCGTGAAGGTACTTGGCTTTGTTGTTTTCTGCAGTAACCGACGCCGTGCTAGTGCCAACGTCCCTATCGTGATGCGGGTTGAAAGCCACAATCTGAGTAACAATGTCTTGATAATCTATTTTACAGGACATTGAAAAGTCTAAAATCAAATCTCTATCCCTCGTGTCGGTCGAACTAGGCGCGGAAAGTAGGTTGTTATAGGCTACGTATTCGCCATCCTCTACGTATAGATAGCCTAAAGTAGAATTCAATAAATCTTGGGCATAATCTAAATATGTCCCATAATCAGATTGATCGAAGTAGGGTATGTGCAAATGCGCTTTAGTAGGTAGCGCCCCGTCGGAATCGTCGAATGAGTTAGAGTCCGTTGTTATCCCAGCTTTAGTCATGAGTTGATTTAAATACAACCCGTGACCTACCGCGAGAGTTCTAACAAAAAACATAACCTCATGTTGATCAGGGTCTAAGATTGTCAGACCTAAAAAAGATGCCTCAAAGTTATTTATAAACGCTATCTTATGTTTCTTCTGCCCGCCTGCAGTGTTTTCTGTTGTTAGTGAGTAGTCACGCCCATAGAGCGGGTATTTTGGCTCTTCGTCTGGAGATACTTTTATGACAACGCCCATTCTTTTATTTGCCGTAGGCGTTGAACTAAGCGTAAATGGGTCGGTCACGTTATCTATTTTCACATTGTAGGGCGTGCCAGATATCGTGAATGATCCAACGTGTACTATGCGAGAATAGTACGTGACGCTAGATTCTACCCAAGTGAAAGTCTCACCGACTGCGATATTAGAAGTAGACGAGAATCTAATCGCGCGGTATGTCGGCTGCGTCGCAGTAGCCTGAATCGTGCCGAATGATTGGTCTAAAAGATTCGATAAAGTCCTACATAGTCGCCAAGTCCTGTTCGTCGATGTCGACTTACTACCCGTGTAATCTATGCAGTAACTTCTAAGCCCCTCCCATAGCGAATAATCCTCCGGGTCGGTCTGAATAAACTTATGCCGCGAATACTCGGCAATACTAAGAGGGATTGGTACGCCGTCAGCTGATGGCTGTACCGCGCCGGATGCTTTGGAATAGTAGCACTCGTCTAAATCGTCGCCAAAATATGCAGGCTGTTTAAGCTTACTGAAAACATCCGACACGTTGATATTGACGGTGTTTGAAGTCAGAGTTATGTCGACGATATTGCCAACGTAAGCTTTTTGAATATTTTCAATGCTATTAATACAAACCCAAATATCTACGCGCTTGTTATAAAAACTATCATTAGGTGTTAGATATTGTTGAAACTCTCTATCAGTGTTTATGAGAGAGATTGAGGTATCTGCAAGCGAGAATACACCGCCCAAAGTGTCCGAGAAGGATTGAAGGATACTTGGATAGTTTTGAATGCGAGGTTTCCAATCTCTCAGAGGGTTATAGTTTGGGAGATTATTATTCTCGGCAATATCCGGGTTATGCGGGGCTACTCTAAACTTTGTGCCTGTGTAGTAGAGACTGTACCATGCAATCAATACATTCGTAGTCGAGTTGGGCGCTGAGGCAAGCCTGACTTGCAATAGTCCGGTCGCGTCGTCGTAATAGAATGCGTCAGTACCTAAGGGAGTTGATGCGTTTCTAGTCAGATTGACGCCATTTCGCCTTAAAACTAAAACTGGAAACGGGAAAGTCATCTCATAAAGAGTGCCGCTTACCAGTGTAGGCTCGATATATCGGCCAGCTCTTAGCCTTACGAGCATAAACCTATCTGATTTAGACTCTAGTTTTTCGGTAGCTATACTCATTTAAGCCCTAAAATTCCGATTCTAACTGAAGTTTGCTGAGCTACGGCCCTAGAATTTGTGTCAGGATACCAATCCATCCCAAGTGCTAAGTAATAAGTATCTAGATTTCGTGTGTAGTTTTGCGCCTGAACCGAGAAGAAATAGTCGATATCTTTATCTAAAGGCTTACTTGCAAAATCAAAAAAGATATTACCAAGCCAGTTTGGAGAGTACGTCCCAACGCCCGAGACAGTAAACCAATCAGAAGTATACATAGGAATAGTCGCACTCACACTGCCGTATATGTGCATTCTCAGCTGTTCAGAACCGCCCAAAGTGCCATGGATATAGAGTGTGCATATCGCCTGCTGTATCTCGATGTCTTCTAGTAGGTTGAAGTAGCCGCACTTAGCCGTTTCGTTCGACTCTAAAACTCTAAAATACTGCTGATGGCCGAAAGGTAAAAAAGCCATTAGAATGCCTCTCTCATCTCAAACTGAATCGTATAATAATCGCGGATAATATGCTGAATCTGAGGCGGTGAGGACATGACAACCAGTCTAGTTAGATCAGTCAAGTTGCGCGAGACTTCAGTGCCAGGGTCAATCGACACGATGAATGGAGTACTAATCCCCAAGTCGTAAAATAGCTGTTCTAGCTCGTCGTACTCAGTGCCGTTTAATAGTTGAATCTCTGCCCCTGAGATTGAAAGGTAGCGCGGGCGTGATTCAAAAAACAGTGCGCCACTTTCAGATTGCAATGGTACTGATGCGTCTACTAGCGACTTAGAAAACCCGGTAGCGATATTTGACAAGGTTACAGTCTTATGGTCGCCAAGATATGCGTAGCCAATCTCAAGCCCTTCTGGGCCTAGTGGGTTGAGTCGGTCGATAATCACAATACGCCAATAGCGATATGCTGTACCAATATCGTCGTCCAGCATTTTCATCGCAGCTGATCCAACTGGTACGGTAACGTCAACTGGCGGGGCGGTCCAAGAATCTAGGTTAGATGCCTGAACTTTCACTGTCGCAGCTGAACTAAGAGTAAATACCGAATCAATCGGGCCGATAAGAGCGGCAAAAGTAGCCTCCTGCGCTACGCCCATATC